ATTATTTTTTATGTTTTGCAATTTCAACTGCTGCCAATTGAGACAATGCTGCCCTTTTAGTTTTAGCTTGTTGAGATAATCGTCTACCTGATTTAGTAGTAGCAAAATATCCAGCTTTGGTCTTTTCAATGCGTTCTGGCATTAATTTTTTGAGATGATTTTTGAAATCTGCAGGAATAAATTGTGGTTGCTGATTGTTGTAATCATTGTCTTCGACAACTTCATTCATTAAAAATCCAGCAACTTCTTCTACATCGTCTTTTGATGTTGCAATGTGATCAGCTGCCCAATCATGTCCATTGCTTAATATTTGTTGAACAGCCTCTGGATCCATTTGTAACATTGCATCTACATGTTTTTTAATAATTTTTAAATTACCAAAGAACATGTAGTTGCCGTCTTTAGAATTACATGTGCAAGTGCTAGGGCAATTACAATGACTCATGACGTTATTTGTTTTTATTGATAATAGACCAAATAGCACCAGTTAATGTTAAAACACCACCAATACATTCTGTTACAAGAGTTTCGTCAACAAGACCTCTTGCAATAACTATACCACCAATAAACGTTAAAGTATGTCTTACAATACCTAAAAGTTGTTCTTTTGTCAATTTCATTTTTATTCCTTTTTTTTATATAAATATATTACTTGTTTGATTCTTTGTTTTTGTACATTGGCCAATTTTTTGTTTTTTCATTGATCCATTGTTGTCTATCATCACAACCACAATCTTCATTTAATAATTGTGCAATTTTTTTTGCAATTTGATCTAATCTTGTTGCGGCTGTTATTTTTTTAATATCGTCGCCTAATCCTTTACTTTGCATATATACTTCCGTTGTTAGCTGTATTTGTTAATTGCATAATCATTGTTTGATATTGTGCAGTGTGTGGAATTTCAAAAACATCTTGTCCTGGAAATTTATAATCATGTTCCGGTTGCATCATTAACATGTGACCGGTGTCATCAATTCCTAGTACAGGATGCGGAACATTGCGCATTGTAATTCCACCATTTGGTGTTTGTATCATTGTGCATTTACCTGGGTGATTCCATTGACCCATAGGATCAACTACTGCACTAGTTTTTTTAATTATGTTGTCCCAACCTGACTTTTCTAATTTCTTTTTACCGGTGATGTGCATTATTAATTCTTCAGTAATTTCTTTGTGATCATCGGGTTGCATTGACGATGGCAACATGTATTTATCAGCTTTAAGTACTTTTGCTAACATTGCTACTAAAGCTCCGCCCGGGGCTATTGCCATTGTAGTTAAGCCTAGTAGTTTAATAACATCCTTCATTTGATTGCGAACCCATTTCCATTGTTCTGGCGTTAGTTTGTCGCCATTAAGATGTTGAAGAAGCATGGTCATGGCCTGTTTTGTCTCAGATGTCTCTGTCTTTATGGCGCCAACAAACTTTTTTACTTGATCTTTTGCATTGTTAGCCATAGCCGGCACATCAAGTTCATTTACTGCATGTTCTAATGATAGACGCCCTCTTTTTATTTTTTGTTCTAATTGTTTTAAACGTTCTAAATAACCGTGATTACGTAGATGTTTATATGCCATATTCTCAATTGAATATTCGCCTTCTGTATCTAAACCTGTTTGTCGTAAATGACGCAATCTTTGTTTTATGCTAGCAATTTTTTTGTCAGCTTGCGGGTCTGTATCTTTTAAAGAATCAATTTCAAATTCATATGGTTTTGTTTTATTTTGAATAGCCGCATCATCAATTGAAATTTGTTCTGCATTTGGTTGATTCAACCATTTGTTGTTCATAAGCGAAAATATTCCTACTGATGAATGAAGTTCTTGATTTGAATCTTGTGCATACAATTCAATATTCATTCCCTGATATTGTAATGGATAATTTACGTTCCATACACTTTTTTTAGCGTGCATGTAATTACTTACAATATGCATATTGTCGCCAACATTCATATAATTAATTACAACATGTAAATCAATGTCACTCCACCGTGTCCAATTATAATTAGCATTGCTACCAATTAAAATAACATCTAATATATCAACATCTACTTCTAAAAAATCATAGAATGCTTTTGCTATTTTTATAAGACCAATACGAACCTTAGGACGTAATTCATGTCCTATCCAAAGAGATGGATTCAATTCATGTTGTGATTCATATTCTGTTATCATTCTATATCCAATGCCTTTTTTAACGCATATATTTGAGCTTCTTCAAATCCTTTATCTACTAGCGTTTGCAATTTTTCTGTAGTTGTTCCTGGTGCTTGTTTAAATTCAGTTTCAATTGAATTCTCTAAAGACGTATCAACTACCGTACCGCCTGGTATACTTGTTTCTGCATTTGATGTTGAATCTTCGCCGCCTAATGCTGATATAGCTGCGCCTCCTATTGCAGTTCCCATAACAGCTTCTTTTGACTCTATCAAAAATTTATTGAACACCATAAAGATGGCAGGCATTATTACAGCTTGTGGATCATCTTGCGGGTCTAGACCTAACTTCTCTGCTAAATCTTCAATTTCATTTTTTACAATATCTAAATTTTTAGGATTAGATAATCGATATGAATCCAATTTAAATACCTTTGCAAACATTTCTGGATAACCTGCTTTCAAAACCGTGCCGGGTCTAAATATGTTAGATGCTTGTGAAAATGCATTCTCAACAAATTTTGCATAATATGGATTATTTGCATCAGCTGACTGTTTTCCAATCGTATTACTAATTTGTTTCCATTTCAGTGGATTAGTTTTTTGTAATGTATTAAACCAGTTATACATTTCTTTGGTTGGCCTAGCATAAATCCATGGAGGAATTCCTAAAGAAGCTAACTCGCGAGCTGTAAGTTTTTTATTTGATTTAAACATTGCTGTAGTTAATGTTGAATTAGAGGTAATCTTTTTCATGAATCTAAAATCCATTGCATCTTTAAGATACATCATTTCGCGTTTGCCAATACCTAATTTTTTAATCAAATTAACGGCAATTCCATATCCACCAAAAGTTACTGCATTTGCGCCTAGTTTAAATGCAAGTTTACCAGCACCAGCAGTTTTGCTAGCAATTTTAGATGCTTTAATTGCAGCTCTTATTTTTGAAAGCATTGATTGCTTAATTGGTACGCTTGTTGTATTACGAATTAATGCTGATATTTCATCTATTTGTTTCATTACAGCATCCATGGATGCGCCAGGAGCATAGTTTTTTAATGCGCGTTTACCTTTAAGAAGCAGCTGCGCAACAGCATCGCCTTTCTTAGCAATTGCTCGTAATTGTATTTTATTTAATTTTCCTGATTGAATAGCTAATTTATAAAAATCAACTAATTCAGTTGTATTTCCTTTTGCAGCTTTTTTCCAAATCCTAGCAGCCGTAAACGTTCCGCCTGCAGCATCTATTGTTCCTTTAAGTCCAAGTTTAATGCCTGATCCTATTACTGGAATAATTGCTACCAATGAAAGTGCGCCATCTAAATACTTGCCACGAGCAAAATACATGATTGCATTGATTGCATCTAAGATATCACCATAACCAGGAATAAATCCTAACCAATCTAATGCTGTTTGTATTTTATCAATAGTTTCTAGCTTGTTATATTGAATAGCTTTGCCTTGAGCTTTTTGTGCTGCACGAGTTTTTTGTGTATCTTTTATTTTTTGAATTGATTGTGTAATTTGCTCTATTTTGATTGGTTGTCCATCTATATAAATTGAATTATTTTTGAACTCCCATGGTACAGTCTTATTTGTAGCTTTTATGTCTGCATTTCCATCACTATATATAGCTAATCGTCCTAATATAGCATCATCGTACGAATATGCTTCTAGTCCCCTAAAAGTCCATGGGCTAATATTATTTGATGCAAATATTTTTTGTATTGCGGGCCAAGATGATACTGATTCTAACAACACTATTTGTGATTGTTGAACATTATATATTTCATTTAAAACAATTTGTTTAATGAACGATCTATTCATATTAATTTCTTTTAATATAAATATCAGGATTTCCAAAAGAGTTGCACTAATATAAGTGCAAATGCTAATGCAAGTGAGATTGTAGTCTTAATATTAATACCTTCTGATTTAAATAAGTAAGTCATAGCCGTAAAAATAATGATCCCTGCCGTAAATGACATGAATCTACCGGGCCAGAATTCTCCATTAAATCCTTGTACAACTAGGCTAGTTGCCTCCATGAATAACCAGGTAATAGGGACTCCTAAGAGCATTAATGGAAATTTATATTGTCTTGCCCATGGCCATATGATAGGCCCATTTGTTTGTATCCAAACTATTGCTTGTCCAAACATAAACATGAGATATGACATTACAATGTATCGATAATTCATATTATAATATAATGAATTATGTTGTTGTTTCAAAGATTAAAAACGTTTATCGAATACCTTTATGATTGTCAATGCGATCCAGTATTTGATTTAACACGTCGGCTTTAATGAAACCGCACATTGATGCATTTTTTAATGCACTAATTAATTGGAAAATAATAAATGGTATTAGTATTGTTTCACTTAACCACGTGGTGCCTTTAAACCCTTGTTCAACCAATAAGATTACAGTTAAAAACATGCACCAAACAGCTGCTGTTCTAATAACACTTAATGCTTTAAATGTTTTGAATCCTTCACGTTTAGCTCCAGCAATTACACCAAAAAACCCATCTAAAAAAACTACGGCAATTAATGCCAAATATTGTTCTGAATATGTCATTGTTAAATTAAAAAAGTATGTGCAATAAAATGACATGGTTGTTGATATTGATAATATAATTGCTAGTGCTGATGTTTTCATACGATATCCGTTGACTCAATTAATGTGTATGTAAATGAATTTCCGTGAATGTCTTTTGCTTTGCGACAAATTGTCATAAACTCTTCAAAGTCTTTAGATCTTTTAAATACTTGACATCCTTCTGACCAATTTTCAACGTAAGTAGAATCTGCGCCGGCTTTGTGAATATTGATTCCAAATACACCTTCATCAATTTTGGTTTCGTCAAACTTTAAATCTTTGTTTGCATCGCGATATACTTTAACGTTTTTTGCTTGACCTAATGCTTCATATTTTCCTTGATGCAATCTAATTGTATGTGATCCTCTGTATTGACCTTCTACTAAACGGGCAACTCCTTTTGCATTGTGGAATTGTTGAACACCCTTTTTACCTGGATCGGTTGTGTTTGTCCATTCTTTGTATTGCCATTCGCCGCCCACTTTATATGATACTGTAATTACATCATCAAATGCATTTGTTACTGTTTGGCCTGTTGCTGTGTTTCTAACTCCTACAATGTTTACATCATAATCTTTTGCGCCTTCAAACCAAACATAACCTTTTGATTTTACTGCTGCTTCTACTTGTTCTTTTGTGTACTTTGCCATTATTTCCTTTATTTATTTAATATTTGCGCACTTGGTGCTGTTACTGTTAAACATTTACCTATTGTTGTATTTGTTGTTGGTCCATAATGCATAAAACCAACTGGTAGTGATGTAGTTGAAGATTGCGTTTCAAAATTTACATAACCCACAACTCCGCCAGATGTCATTTCCCATACAAAACCAAAATCGGTATTTGGGTTCCATGTTGTTGATGTTGAAATTCTAAACGTTCCAACTACTACCCCATCTCCAGTTGGTATAATAGGAGCAGTTTCATTAGTAAAGATATTTGTTGCTGAAGAGAAATTTAATTTTCTCTGTCCTGAGATATATGGTAAATTGGTGGTTCCTTTTTGTGGCCAACCTAACCATCCTGGAAGAGTATTGTCATTTAATGCTTTCCAGGTTATTGTTCCTGTTGTTATCTTTGGAGAATGAACTCCACGAATAATTAAAGCATTTAGTTTAACTGCTGTTGTACCCGTGCTTGTTAATCGGATTTGA